CTGGAATACTTGCGCCGCCATCCCGAAGTCGTTTCTAATGTGGCTCGCGTCATAATCGTCAGCAATTCAGCAGATTTCGACAAGCCATCTTCGTGGGCTAATCCCGTATCGCACCCGTATGAAGCGCCTACATCGGCGGTGTGGTTCTTGGCGCAAAAGTACCTGCACCTTCGCCACTATAGCACGACGCCGGAGAACGAGGTGGACAAGCGAAACTGGGAAGCTGACTTACGGGGTCTTCGTGCACGCTTCTCTGGTCCGATCGACGTTGTGCTCTATCCAGATGCAGCAGAGTTCAAGTCGAAGCGGCCATGCGCCTTTGAGCCCGCGAGCTTGGCGGCCATACAGGGTATTCGCATTACCTGTGTCGCGGATGATCCCCGCTGGACCGCGGCTGCATACCAGGATGAAATTCATCCCGCGCCCGCCGCAACAACGGTGTTGGCGCGCATCATCGCAGACCGCGTTCTTCGTAAATGATCGACTAGGAGAGCAGCATGTCGATAGCGATCCCGACATATGCGCCAGGCGCTATCGCCAGCTATGCGCTGCTGCTGGAAGAAATCCGCGACCTAATGGACGATGCGGACTATTCGCAGGACGCGATTGACCGGGCGCTACGGAAGGCAGAGGCGCAGTTCAATCGCACCCTGCGCACGCCTGAGATGGAAACGCGGGCATTTCTGTCGGTTTCGACGGAGCTAACGCCGCTTCCGTCCGACTTCATCGAACTGCGCTCAATCTTCGCAGAGGGCTCGCCCGACGCATCGCTTAAGAGCATGTCGCCAGCGGGCATGGTGTCGACGTTCCGCGGCATCGCTGGCGATCCTCGCGCATATTCGATTGAGGCGGGCAACCTGCGTGTCGGACCGGTCGGCAAGGCGGCGCTGGAGATCATCTATTACCGCCCGATCCCGCCGCTGTCGGATGCCCAGCCGTCCAACTGGCTGCTGGTGAACCATGCCGACCTGTACGTGGCTGGCGTCATGTACCACCTCGCACGCCGCGAACGTGACAGCGACGGTATGCAGCAGGCCGCGCAAGAGGTCGCGACGCTGATCACCAGCATCAACCGCGCGGCCAATAACTCACGCTGGGGAGCAGGGCCATTGATCCCGAACGGCATCAAGCAGGTGCGTGGCGCTCGTGCGTAAGCGCATAGCTTATCCCGCATATCTGCCGGATCAACTACCGCGGAACGTGCTGACGCTTGCCACGAACGTCTTGCCTGCGGTTGATGGCTACCGTCCGGTCAAGACTCTGACGGCGATTAGCGAGCCCTTGGGGGCTACGTTCAGAGGCGGTGGCGCATTCATTTCGGCAAGCGGTATCGCTTACCTCTTGTCAGGAACGGCAAATGGTCTAGAACGCTATGTTGGCGGCGCGTGGACAACGCTCCTGGCGGCTATGAGCGTACCGACCCGTTGGCGATTTGCCCAGTTCGGTGATTACGTTGTTGCTGTCAATGGCGTTGATACCAAAGAGATTGATCTAAGCGCGGGCACGGCATCGTCACTCACTGGCGCGCCCTCGGGCAACGGTGTGGCGGTTGTTGGCGATTTCGTGGTTATCACGCGCGCTGACGACAACCGTCTGATGGTGCAGTGGTCAGCGTTTAACAATCACCGTGGCTGGACGGCGGGAGTGGATCAATCAGGCTTCCAGCCGCTGCTCACCGGTGATGAGGTTAAAGGCATCGCAGGGGGCGAATACGGCGTCATCCTGCAACGCTTCCGGCTGGTACGCATGGAGCGGACGGGCGACGACAAAGCGCCGTTCAATTTCGCGGAGATCACGCCCAACTTCGGGTGCGCGTCAAGCGGGTCAATCGCGCAGGCGGGTCGCACGGTGTTTTTCCTGTCCGACCGCGGATTCATGGCGCTGGAGGACGGGCAGACGCTCAAGCCGATTGGCAACGAGAAGTTTGATCAGACCTTCCGCGACAGCGTTTCGGTGAGCGACTACGAGAAGCTGTGGGCGGCAGTCGATCCCAAGCGCAGCTTGGTCATGTGGGGGATGCCGGGGACGCCCGGCCGCATCTGGGTTTACAATTGGGTGCTAGATCGCGCTTCCACAATCGAATTGCCGTTCGCAGGGCTGTTCTCGGGTTATGAAACGAGCAGCACGCTTGAGGACATCGCGGAGATTTATCCGAGCTTGGACGACATGCCGTACAGCTTGGATGATGCCCGTTTCCAAGGCGGGGATCCGCGCCTGTACGTCGTGACGAACGCCAACGAGGTCGGCGCACTGTCAGGGCCGAACATGCGGGCGACGATGAAGATGGGTTGGATCGCGCCTGCCGATCCCAACGTCTCACGTGTGCGAGCCGCATGGCCGATCACCGATGCTACGGCTGGGGTGTCTATCTCGTTAGACGCACGGCAGCAGATGGGCAGTGATCAAGCGGTCACGACCGGCGGCACGATGCAGTCGAGCGGACGGGTGCCGCTGCGGTGCCGCGGGCGTTATGTGTCGATCACGCAGACGCACGAGGCGGGTACGGTGTGGACCTACTCGCAGGGCGCGGACCTTGAGTTTGAGGCGGGGGGGCTACGATGAGCCTTCCTGTTCCGGTCGACGGCAAGGGGTTTGACTGGCCTCGCAAGGTAGCGAACGCGATCAACGGGTTATTGACCTATGCGAGCCGGCGCAGCGATTACCCGTTTACGCCGCTTGCTGCTGACCCCGCTGATCCGGGCGAGGGGCAAACCTACTACAACACCATCACGTTCAAGGCCCGCACCTACGCAAACGGTGAGTGGCGAGACCTGTTTTGAGCTACGATCAATTCCGCCCCGCCTTCGCTGACATGCTAGACGAGCGAAAGTGGCCGCTGGCGTGGCTGGATTATCAAATCGCGACCGGACAGGCAACGGCGCTTGGGAATGACAAAGCCTGCATCGTGGTAATGCTCAGGCAGTACCCAGGCGGGCTCGTAGAGGTTCACGGCCTTTGTGCGGCGGGTGACATGCACGAGATCGTCAAGCTGGTGCGGGAGGCCGAGCAGTGGGGCCGGCAACACGGCGCTATCCTCGGGTCGATCGCCTCCCGGCGTGGATGGGCGCGGGTTCTGAGTGACTACACCGAAACGCAGGTGACGATCGAGAAGGATCTCTAATGGGCGTTAGCAGCAAATCGCAGAAGTCGTCCACGAAGCCGATCTATTCTAGTCAGATCGAAGATGCGGCTGGGAACGTCTCGAACGCCTACAATGCGCAGGCTCCGAAAATCAGCGGCATCACGGACCAGTTATCCACGCTCGTGCCGGGGTTGGTGGAAAAGTACACGCAGGGCGATCCAAATATCAACGCCGCCCAAGGCTATAATGCCGATGTGCTGTCAGGCAAATATCTCAACAGCAATCCCTACCTTGACGGCATCGTTCAGCAAACCGGCAACGATGCGCGCAATCAAACGTCTGCGGCACTTGGCACGCGCGGGCTAACCGGCGGCTCGGCATTCGCCGACATCATCAGCCGCAACGTAGCAAACGCGTCTAACACGCTCCGCTACAACGATTACAACACGCAGATGGGACGGATGGATCAAGCCGCATCTCAGGCTCCCGGCTTAGCCGCGGCACAATACGCGCCGGTGAGTGCCATTCAAAGCATTCTGCAATCGCAACTCGCGCCATTGCAGGCGGCATCCGGGCAGGCGGCGAGCGTCGGCGGGTTGTTGGGTCAGTACACCAACCAGAAGCAGACGCTAAACCCGTCGCTGATGGATAACATCGGCCAAGCGCTCAATATCGGCAAATCCTTTGCGGGGCTGTTCTGATGATGTTCGGGCGTAGGAAGGGGCTGTTTGGTGCCCCCATGATGATCGACTACAACACGCCTGGCATTGCCGGGCCGATGACGGAAAACCAGCCTGCACCGGTGGATACGGCGTCGGCTTCACCAGCCGCACAAGCAATTGCGCCATCCACTGCCACCCCCTTCACGCCCAAGCGCAACTTTCTCGATAAGCTCGGGCTCGTCGCTGACGCATTCAGCGGCAACCACAACAACGCCGATCAGCTTGCTCAGCGCGACCAATCAGACTTTGCGCAGTTTCAGCAGCAGATGGCTCCACAGATGGCCGCAGCGGCGCGGCAGGCGAAGTTTGAGGACTGGCGTCAACAACACGACTACGAAGTCGCACATCCCAAGCAACAGGCAGACGACGTATTCACGCGGTCGCTGGCAGCGGCGGGCATCGATCCGGCAAGCCCCCAAGGACAGGCGCTCTACCGCCAGCGCGTGCAGACGCTCGCCAATCCCGCCCCACAGTGGATACCGGATGGCATGGGTGGTGGACGCTTTGTCGCGCCGCCATCGCCAGGGGGTATGTCTGGCCCGCCCAGTGCTCCGGTTGGCAAACTTACGCCGATGGGAGGTGCGACCTCCGGGTCGCGTAGCTTTCCGATCCGCTGACATCTTGCCGCATCTTATCTCGCAGGAAAGCGGTGGTAAGGCGGGGATCACAGGGCCGCAGACGCAGTATGGGCGCGCACAGGGGCTCACTCAGGTGCTCCCGGCAACCGGGCAGGGGGTGGCGCGCAAGCTGGGCGTTGCATGGCGTCCTGACCTGATGAGCGGCAACAGCCCTGCCGCGGCGCAGTATCAGGCGGCGATCGGACAGGGCTATCTTGAGGAAGCGCTGAGCAAGACCGGCAACGTTCGTGACGCTCTCAAATACTACCACGGCGGACCTAATCGCCGCCTGTGGGGCAGCAAGACCAACGCATACGCAGACAGCGTGCTTCGGAAGATGGGGGCATAATGGCTCAGCAATACGCGACCGACGAAGCAGGCAACGTGTGGGAAGTCGACGCCTCGGGTAACGCTGTGCGCTTCG